CGACTTCCCGAACAGGAAGAATAGGGCCGACGGCAAGCTGAGTTGGTGCAAAGACTGCGTGAGCGCTAATAACAAGGCGTACCACGCAGCGCACGCGGAACGGATCAGAGCGCAGAAACGCGCTTTCAGGGCCGATAACCCTGAGCTGGCCAAGGAACGAGTCGCCCGCTGGGCGGACAAGAACCGAGACAAGTTGAACACCTACTACCGCGAGTATGCGAAGCGTAATCCACATAAGAAGCAGGTAGTGACGGTGGCCCGTAGGGCACAAAAGCTACAAGCAACTCCGAGCTGGGCAAATCACCGATACATCGCGTTGTTTTACGAGATGGCAAGGCTCGAAAGTGAGCGCCTCGGTGTTGAAGTCCATGTCGACCACATCGTTCCGCTCAAGAATTCTCGGGTTTGTGGCCTGCACTGTGAGCACAATCTTCAGCTCCTAGTCGCATCCGCTAATCTGACGAAATCTAATAGAGTCTGGCCTGATATGTGATTTCTCTGATACGGAGCAAAAATTATGTCTTACACAAATTTCGCTCTCCTCACCAACGAGCAAAAAACGGTGTGGAGTATGGACCTTTGGAAGCAAGCAAGGAACATGTCCTTCGTTAACCAGTTCCTGGGTAAGGACTCCAACTCCATGATCCAGCACGTCACCGAGCTGAAGAAGTCGGAAAAGGGCGCCCGCGCGGTCATCACCTTGCTGACCGACCTCGAAGGCGACGGTATCGCCGGGGACCGCACCCTGGAAGGCAACGAAGAGGCTATGAAGTCGTTCGATCAGGTCATCCGGATCGACCAGCTCCGCCACGCCAACCGCCACGAAGGCCGCATGGCCGACCAGAAGTCCGTGGTCAACTTCCGCGAAGAATCCCGTGACAAACTGGCCTACTGGCTCGGCGACCGCGTTGACCAGCTGGCTTTCCTGACCATGTCCGGCGTTGGTTACACCGTCAAGAACTCCGGCGGTACCCGTGTCGGCTCCGACCTCCCGTACCTCGAGTTCGCCGCCGACGTCACCGCCCCCTCCAGCAAGCGCTTCGGCCGCTGGAACGGCACCTCCAAGCTGATCGAGTGGGGTACCGGTAACGGCTCCATCGCCGCTGCTGACACCCCGATGTGGGAGCTCTTCGTTCAGGCCAAGGCCTACGCGAAGGACAACTACATCCGCGGCATCCTCGGCAAGGGCGGTGAGGAAACCTACCACTGCTTCCTGGGCCCTCAAGCCATGGCTCGCCTGAAGCTCGACTCCACCTACATGCAGAACTTGCGCTACGCCCAGAACCGCGGCGACGACAACGCTCTGTTCAGCGGGTCCAGCGTCAAGATCGACGGCATCTACTTCCACGAGTTCCGGCACGTGGTGAACACCCGTCTCGCTGCTTCCGGCAGTAAGTGGGGTGCCGGCGGCGCGGTCGACGGCTGCCAAGTCCTGTTCTGCGGTGCTCAAGCTCTGGGTATGGCCGACATCGGCAACCCCGAGTGGGTCGAGAGGGGTTTCGACTACGAGAACCAGCAGGGCATCTCCACCGGCAAGATCTTGGGCTTCAAGAAGCCCCAGTTCTACAGCCAGTACAGCGGCGGTACCACCGAGGACTTCGGTGTGATCTCCCTCTACGTTGCTCAGTAAGGAGCCACAACTATGAAACTGCAAGCTACCCGTGGCGCTCAATGGCCCCTCGTCGCCGAGTTCGTCTTCAGCCACAACAACTGGGTCGTTGACTCCGTTGATGGTGTCAAGAAGACCTTCGGCTCCACCGTCGCCAACTCCACCGATCCCAACGAGCACGGTCTGACTGCTGCGACCGGTCTGGTCTTCGACGCCGTGCCGATGCCCATCGGCGCAGTGATCGTCGGTGGTGAAGTGATCGTCGAAACCGCCTTCGCCGGTATCGGTGCCGGCGCGACCCTGAACCTGGGTATCGCCGGCAGCACCTCGGCTCTGGTGTCCGCCCTGGACCTCGATGCTGCGGCCGCCGGCTCGCGCACCGCGCTGACCTTGACTGCTCCGCTGCTGTGCAACAGCGGCCAGAACGTCCGCCTCACCACGGCCGGTCTGACTGCTACGGCCACCGCGGGTAAGGTCCGCGTTCGCGTGATGTACACGATCGACAACAGGGCCACCGAGGTCAACCCGGCCTAATCGGGCTACGAGGCGGGCCGAAAGGCCCGTCTCTTTATCTACCAGCTGGAGAATGCCATGGCTTATTTCGCGCTGCACCGTAACTACTGCCACCGCTCGCTCACCGGGCACGTCATCAACTTCGTCAAAGGCGAGGTGACGTGGGTTCCGCCGGTGTGTCACCGAGAAGTGCAGGAGATCGGCGCGGTTTCCACCGAGGACGTCGGAAGCATCCTTGAGGATGAGAAGCAACCCGCCCCCGAGCTGACGCACGAAGAACATGTCGCTCAGTTGATCCCCGCATTCGGTAAGCTGCAGGAGCGCAACCACCGCGGTGACTTCACCGGGCAGGGCATCCCTTCCATCAAGGCGGTTCAGGAGTTCATCACGTTCGAGACTTCGAAGAAGGAGATCGAGACTCTCTGGCGTGAGTACATCGAGGGGTCGGCGGAGTGAACGTCGAAGAGCTGTACGACCGTTTTCGGGCTGATGTACAGGATGAGGGGCAGCCTTTCCTGTGGTCCGACACGCTCGTTTTCCAGTACATGGACGCGGCGTACAAGACGTTCGTACGGCTCACTGGCGGCATCGCCGACTTCACTTCGGACCTCTGCTTCGTCGACATCGTGAGCGGTGAAGCCACCGCCGCTGTCGACAAGCGGATCCTCAAATTCAAGCATGCGTACCGTGTCTCTGACGGGAGCAAGATCGAGATAGTCAACCAGACCGATCTTTCGTTCGCCCGGGATAACGATTACGGCATGATCCGCCCGATCTACCTCGACACTACTCCCGGGCCGGTACGGTACATGGTTGTCGGGGCTCAGCGCGGAGTGGTGCGTTGGATTCAGGTGCCGGAGGTCGATGATCAGGCTCAGTTGTATGTGGATCGGCTCCCACTTACCAAGATCACCAGTGACACCGACCCGTCGTTCGATTTTGACGAGGTGGGTGAGGAGCACGTGCCGTTCTTCAGTCTGTGGATGCAACACTTGGCATACCAGAAGCCGGATCCCGACACATACGACCCGAAGCGCTCCGAGGCGAGTAAAACGGGGTTCGAAGCATACTGCGCACTCGCCAGGGCGGAAGTTGAACGGTACAAGACGAAGGTGCGCACTGTGGCCTACGGAGGACTCTAATGGCCAAGGAACTTGATCTCACCATCATCCAGGGCAAGACGTTCAAGGACATCCTGCGCTGGGAAATCGACCCCATCGTGCGTAAGCCGATCACCGCGATCGACCTGAGCACGGGGTGCCCGCGCCCGACCGTCGCCGGGCACGGAATTCCGACAGGATGGCGCGTAGCGGCTTACAACGTCGCTCAGCCGAAGGAGATCAACGCGAAGAACAACCCTCCGCGGGATTCCGATTACACCCCGGCTACGGTGATCGACGCGAACACGCTCGAGCTGAACAAGATCAGTGCGGTTGGGTGGAAACCCTACACCAGCGGCGGCTTTGTGCAGTGGAATACGCCGAAGGACCTGACCGACTACACGTTCCGGATGAAGATCAAGGATCGCGTCGGTGGGAACATCATCGCCTCGACCGAGGCTGCGGACTCTCCACTGAACACCATCACGATCACCGTCGACAACGTACTGAAAACGATCACCCGCACGATCAGCGCCACGGCGACAGCCGCGATGGCTAAACGAACGGGGACCTATGACATAGAGGCGGTAAGCGGAACGGGCGAGGTCACCCTCCTGGCTTATGGCCCGGTCAGCATCGAGCGGGAGGTTACGACCTGATGGCTAACCTGATTTTTCTGCTCGAACGCGAGATTTTTGTCCCGCCAACTCCATCCGCAGAGGGCGCGACCTTGGGTCGTCTGTACTACAAAAGCCAGTTCGCCGGATATACTTGCGAGGACGAGGACCGTCAGCTTGAAACCCACCCGGAAAGGAAAGTTTATGGCCGCACAGCTATCCCTCGTGGGCGGTACAGACTGCTCCTCACGTACTCGCAGCGATTCGGCCGAGAACTGCCCCTCATCGTGGATGTTCCCGGCTATCGAGGCGTGCGCATCCATGGCGGAAAT